ACGGCCTCCTTCAGCCCACTGGCTGGCAAATGAAATTGTTCGGCCCGCTTGCGGGTGCGGACTGCTGTACTGATGCGTTTCATGCTGCTCTCTTGTTCGTCCAGGCGCCCATGGATTTGAACACCTTGGCTGCCTGCTCTTCGGTTAGGTCGATGGCGTCTGGAACAGAAATCCATCCCGACCCAATGACGTGGTTCCGATTGGCGCTGGCGCACAGCTCGGCGTGGTACTGCTCCATGTAATCGGCCAGGTTGATGACCAGATGCACGCCATCCGTGGTGAACTGAATCGACTTGCTGTACTGCTCGCCGGCCGGCGTCTCGCAAAACACGCTGATGTAGATCGTCCAGCGGTGCGCGATGTCACAGAGCGCATTGGCTACCGGCTCGCTACGGATCTGCGTGCAGTTCTTCCAGTGCAGCATGATCTGTCGATCGGGCGGCTCAACGTTCGCCACGCAGGCGTAGTTGGTCTTAAGCAGCGCCCTGGCCGCTCGCTCCATCCTAGCCTTGAAGTTGTGCGGCTTGCGCTTCTTGATGGCCATGGTTAGCTCCTTGGATCAGTTAGGCATTCAAGCGCGAACTGCACTGTGTACGGTGCTGGTCGATACAGAGGATCGGTCGGCTTTCGTATGTAGTTCTGAAAGCCAGCGGCAGTTAGGCCGATGATCTTGGCTACCGCTCGCTGGCTCAGGCCCGAGCGCTTCAGCAGGTCGCGCAGGTAGTCGGCGTCCGGGTTATATTTGGTTGCGTCTGGCTTCATTTATGGCGTCCGATCAATCTGTGTACGCAACGTACTCGAAGTGGCCGCCGCCGAAGCTTGTAAATCGCCCGCCAAATGTACCAACAACCTCCTTTTCTACCTCGGATCTGGTCATGTGCGTCGGATAAACGCCTTTCTTGATCATCGTGAAGTGAGTGTGCGGGATATAGCGCCAATCAACCTTTGTAGGGTCAAGAGGTCTTGGCTCTTCCGGCTTCCATGGCTTACCCGTGTACGGGGCTGGAGCCGGTATTTCCTCGTCTTCCTCATCCCAGTCGCAGGTGTCGCAGTAGTGGCGAGGCGCGGTGCAGGAAGAGCATGGCGGGCTGATGTGGCAGCTGCAGTTTTCCGACCTCCTCATCTGTATTTCACCGGCGCAGCCTTCCCGGCCGCATGTGTCACCTTCGCAATAACCTGGCTCACTCATATCTATAACCCCGTTCGCCCGCGCCGTTGTGGCTGGCATGAGCGAACTATAGACAAACAATGTTTGTCATGCAAGAAGAGATTTAGGCATTTCTTCAGATCACGCTTTCGTGCGATTCCTGAATTTCGGAAAGTCGATGTCGTAGTCGTCGATGATCCGGCGCAACGTCCCGCTACCGATGCCCATTTGCTTTTCCACCTGGTGGCGCGTCAGTCCGACATCGCGCAGGGCGGTGATGCGCTCGATCATCTTGGCGTCATCGGATCGCGCATTGGGCTTGCCCATGGCGTCAGGTACGAACTTGAATTCTTCGCGCTGCGAAATGGACCACAGCGTGGTTTGTGCCAGCCCTACGGCCACCGACACTTCGCGGCACGTCATAGTCTTGGCCATTTCCGCGATCAGGATTGCGCGCTCTTTGCTGCGCTGGTATCGCACACCCTGCTGATGGATGCCCTTGGTCTTTTTCTCGCCAGGCTCAGGATGCTTGCGCGGCGGCTTCGGCTTGAATTCGAAGCCGGCCACTTCTTCGACCTTTCCGCCTGATTGGAAGAAAGCGGCTTGCGCCGCCTCCAGTCGTGCCTGCCGGTGGGTGCTAATTAGGATCTGATTATCGATCATCACTCAATCCCCAGGACGCGATTCATGCGGTCTTCGAGCAGCTCGTAGAATGTCTTGGCGCGCTCGGCCATCTTTCGAATCATCGCCTCGTCGCGGTACAGGCGCTTCACGAACAACGGCATTCCAGGCCAGTAGCTGATGAAGTCGATCCACTCGCGATCCGAAATCCAGAGACCTCCCATGCACTGGGCCAGGTGCTCTTTAGGCACTTCGCCGGAAAGGATCAGCTCGACCTGGTACTTCGGCAGCTTGGTCTTGATTTCATTCAGGCCGTCCGCTCCTACTAATGAATCCGGGCTGTAGCCGCATCCGTGGTTCAGAATGATCGCAACTTGTTCGCACGACAGGTCGGTCTGCATCTCGTACAGGGCGCGGGCCTTTGGCTCCAGTTCATGGCCGCGCTCTGTGTGGCGATTTCCGGCGAACGGATCGGCAATCTCTTGGGTGATGCGCTCGCCGATCAGCGTGTTCATGTAGGTGAAGGCCTCAGCGCCAAACCCCTCTTCACCCTTGCCATTCACCAGCAGCGCGCTCATGTTCGACATGGTGACAATGCCCATGCGGATTTCCAGCCATTCCGCGCTGCCCTGCTCAAGATCTTTGATGATTTGCATTATTTGGCTTCCTGCATTTTGGCGATGGAATTTTTCAGGCCGGCAACAACGCCGTCAAAGTTGGCTTTTGGAACTTGGTCGGCGGTCGAGTACATCTTTTCGAAGCCCGACTTCGTACGGTCTGCGCACTGGGCAAGCAGCGCCTCGATTTGCTTGACCTGAGCTGGTGTAACCATTGGTTCCGGTTCTGGCTCGGCGTTTCCATCGTTGTCCTCGTTGACCATGACCACGTTGAAGATATTTATGGTCAGGTATCGGCGGGCGTAACTGTTGGTCGAGCCGTGCGCATGAACACCGGTCTTGTTGACCTTGCCCGCGATGCCGGCCGAGTCCAGTGGCAGATCCATGTGGTACTGCTTCGTATGGCCCTGCTCGTGCATAACGTCGCAGACAACGCGCAAATGCCCTGCCAGCGGTGAATCGCCCGTCCCGAATGACAGAGAGAAGCCTTCCTCGGTGTAAACCGGGCTGATCTGCTTGTCGATGTCCTCAAGCTTCGCGTAGCCGCTGTTCGTCTGGGTGTTGAGGCTCATGCGCACAACCGGGCGAATGCGCTTCTGAGCCTGCACCATGGCGGCGTTGAATGCGGCCGACGCCTGGCGGTCAACAAAACGCTCGTGCATTTGCATCAAGCGTTCCATTTTGTCCACGTCCACTGCCGGGTCGGCTGCGGCGCGCTGGATCATTTGAATCATCATCGTCGATTCGCTGGCATTGGCGCTGTTGACTGCCTGAACCGACTGGCTTTCTTGCTGCTGAATTAGTGTTCCCATGACAACCTCAGAAGTTGATAACGATGTTCGGCACTTCGCCGCGGGCGATCTTCAGGACGATGGCCTTGGCCAGTTCCTCGGATACATTCATCGACATGATTGCCTGCTTGGCTTCGCCCAGGATCTTGGACTTGTGCGCCACGTCGGCTTGGCGGGCTTTCTGCTGGCGAATGACTTCCGCCGCCTCAGCCTCTTGTCGGGCCTGCTCATCAAGTCTCGCCTGTTCTACTGCTTGCTTCTCGCGCTCAATGGCTGCCAGTCGGTCCTGCTCGGCCTTTTGCTCGGCTTCGACCTGCTCGCGCTTTGCCTGCTCGGCGCGGCGCTCCGACTCGGCAGCCTGTAGCTTCAGATCAGCTTCACGCTTCTCGGCGGCGACCTGGTCGTCACGGGCTTTCTGCTCTTGCGCTTCACGCTCACGCTTCGCCTTCTCTTCGGCCTCTCGGGTGGCTTTCTCGGCAGCTTCGCGGGCGATACGGTCTTCGTTGTCCTTCTTGTCGCGGGCCTCTTTCTCTTCGCGCAGCTTGGCCAGTTCGGCCTGCTCGGCGTCGTAAGCCTCACGCTTCGCCAGCGCCGCGCCAAGTGATTCGATAGCCTTGGCCTTGGCTCGGTGCGCCTCGGATTCGAACTCTTGCCACTTCTCGCCTACGACGATCCGCTCTACTTCAGCAATCGATGCCTTCAGTTCGGTCGCGTCTAGGTCAGCGTTTTCAGTGGCGCGCAGGTTAAACCAGTCAATGCCATTCTGAAGCTTGTCGATTCGCGCATCCTCTGCGGCCTGCCAGTCGTCCAGCGGCTTGCGCACTTCGTCCTTCCACGCATCCAGCAGATCACGCATGCGCTTACGTTCAGCATCGATTTTTTTCGGTACGTCTTTCAGCTCGGCAACGAGTTCTTTTCCGATGTTGTCCAGCGCCGTCTTGGAGCGAGCGACCTTATGGGCGATGGATGCGATTGCCTGACGACCTTTCGTCGTGGTGATGTCCGGGATAAACCCATCGATCTCTTCGCGGATCTTCGCCAGGTACGGGTCAAGGCCGCTGGCCGCGCTGAATACCGACAAGGCGTTTTCTTTCGATGGAACAACTGCAACTTCGTTTGCTTCTGACATTTCCCTTCTCCAACGAAAAAGCGCTTTGGAGTTGCCCGGTGGAACTCTGTGAGTGACTTGGATCGACGGCAGGTCAATCACGCACAGAACGGGCAACTCCAAAACGCTTTGATAGCCGTCGATCCTGATAATTTGCTTTGGCGTTCCACGGCCTTGGCGAGGTGGATAATACCCTAAAACTTAACTTCCTCAACCTGTTCGTTCATCCAGTGATATGCCCACATCAACGATTCTTAGAGGGTCTTCCCAGGAATTTTGAAAGATCCTTCTTGAGCGCTTCTAGCTCAGCGATCTTGCGGGCCGCTACATCTTCCCGAGATTCGAAGAATGATGGCTCGTATCCGCTTGATAGGTAGACCGTTCGATCAGAGCATCCCCATCCTTCAATATCGTTCTTGCCGCTATCCCACTTTTCAGTAATGCGAACCTCAAATCCATTCACGTGACCATGGAATTCTGCCCATACGCTGTAACTGGACTGCATGTTAATGCGAATGGACAGCCCGGTTATTTCTTGGCACAGCTTTATTTCTTTTTGTGTAGCCATTTTGCTTTCTCCTAGTTAGTTATTGCGCCAGCCAGGGCGCTGACGAGCATGAATCCCGAACAGGCGAGAAGCGTGATTGCTGATCCTCGCCAGTAGGCGTAGCGCTTGGCTCGCTGGTAGCTGGTCACTGTCGATCTCTCCGCGCCTGAGCCGACACCATCAGCTTATTGAGAGGGCCAACAAGGCCGCATCCGTGAAGATCATCAAAGCACTGGATGCTTTCGCCAAGCTTGATAAGCGCATCAGCCGGGTCATCTAGCTGGAAATCTTCGCGAAGTCTCCACTTTTCAGCTTTTGCATCGTAATGGCGCCCCATGAGATACCAACTCCCAAGGCGATACTGCATTGTGAATGCATGGCCTTTTCCGACTTCCACCACTTCGTCGCTAGTTTCAAACCAGTCCAGCACATATCGGAATTTCTTTACTGTTACTTTATCGCTCATAGCATCACCAGCCGTCCGCGAAGGTCATAGCCGAAGTCGCCATGCATGAACACGCCCGAATCGCTTAGCGGAGTCTGCCAGGCTCCTTTAATCGGATTGGACAGGTCGCACACCCGAGTTTCACGCGGAAGACTGAAGGCCGCCGACAGGCTTTCTACTTGCTCGTCGATGAGCGATTTAACGATTGGAGTAGTCATTTGGCCTCCTGCTTGCGGTAGCCTGCGTCGTAGAGGGCTCTCATCTCGGCGAGATTGACACCGAAGCCGACCTTGGCCTTCAACAGTTCAGCCATCTCGTAGACGGCCTTATTGGCCCTGTCCTCCGCGATCTGCTCTGGCGTGCGGATAGGCTTGAAGTTCCCCTCGCATAGCGAGTGATATTCGTATGAGAAACCCTTCAGTACCGCATAAACAGCGGCTGACGAAGACTCGTCAATTTTGTGATGGGCGACAATCGTGACTTCCTCGCCGTCGTGCTGAAAATACCGGTGGCCATCCACTGTATTTTCATGGTCTACCGAAGCCTTTAGGCTGATCTCACACACGGTCCCGACTGGCGGCAGGCCAATCCCAACCCATGCCGGAGCAGATTCAACCTTCAGCGCATCGACTGCGGCTTGCCATTCACATTTCATTACTGACTGCGGCTGATCGACCTTTTTATCCCATCCGTATGCGTGCGCAAAAGGACTTTCCGAATAAATTAAATCAATTGCATAAGGCCAAACTTTCAACTCCCGCGCCAAAATATCAACCAGTTTCATGCCTTCACCCCCATTTTCCGCATCAATTCGATTTGCTCGCGCTCAATGATCTTGCCGAGCCGTGCGACATAGTGCCGGTGCAGATGGATATCAATCGCTCCGAGCGTGTAGGCCATTTCGATGGCCATGGATGTTTCGCCGTGCAGCATTCCCGAGCTGGATTTGACCAGTGCCGAAATCCGAGCTTCGATGATGTCTACCGCCTGATCGTGCCTGTTCATTCGTCCTCCGGTTCCGCGTCATCGTTCTTGGGGCAGGCTGCGACATGCCGCATCAGTTTGTGGGTAGATCCGAATATCCCGAAGCAATACGGGCATTCGTGTTCGGCGTCCGGCTCAAGCTGTCGATCACCGATATAGGTGATGTTCATTCAGCTGCATCTCCGCTATTGAGCCACTCAAGGACAGCTTCCTCCCCAATAGCGTTAAGCATGTCGGTTGGATCTGTTTCGGCGCCGGACATCCAGTCGATTAAATCTTCCTCGGTAATCGCCTGCAACACCTCAGTCGATCCAAGGAAATCAATTACGTCGCGAACATCAAGATCGTGAAGACGATCATCCAGAGACATATCCTCAACGATCTTTTTTGGGTCTCCTTCGACTGTAACGGTCATCCCGCGATAGTCCGTTTCTACGGATACCTTGTCTGCCTTGAACACTGTAGTTTCCATCGTCTTTCCTCCGTTGATTTCCAATGCCGCCTCGATGAAGCGACATCAGTAAATATGAGTCATTGATCGCTACGGCGCCGACCCTTGTTGTCGCGCTTCAGTTGCGAGGAATCAAGCTCATCGGCGCTGAAGTACCAGGCCAGCATGCCAGTCCCAGCGATGGCTGCGATGATGACCAGCGCCAGCAGTGACAGCGGAAGTAAATGGTCAAGCATGGCGGCTACTCCTTGGCTCAAATGGACCGGGCGGCCTGCTCATTAAGAAGATTGGCTTCGGCCTCGCTGGGTTTGCGTGGCTTGCCGAGCAGCTTTGGCAGCAACACGCGCTGAGTGAAGCTCTGTCCAATGGCAATTTCGTACAGACTGCCGAGGGCGTGCAGGAAAACTAGTTTGCTGATGTGCAGCTTCATTGCGGTGACTCCTTGGGTGAGTTGCTTCCTGTGGTGCTGGCAAAGCCCGCACATGGCGGGCTTGCGGTCAGTTGTGATGCCGATCTTTGGTCGGCGATGTCATGGTCATGTCCTCGGTTGGTTATTTGCAGGTTCTCTTAAGATCCTGCGCTTCGGAGGACCTAAATCTACTTAAGCCGGAATCTTTCGTCAACCCTTTGCAAAAATAAATTTACTAACGCACAATGCCGACTATACCTAAGGAGCAGTTGAGATGAACAAAGCAGACGTAATCGCCTTTTTCGGCAACCAGAAGCAGACGGCAATCGCGCTGGGGATCAGCGAGGCAGCGGTAAGCCAGTGGGGCGACGTAGTTCCAGGGCCGCGCCAAGGTCATGTGCGCCTGGCCATGGATGCAGAAGCAGCGCGCCGCGCAGATGAGGCGGCAAAAGAAACCAAGAAGGCCGCACGCAAAGCGCGAAAGGCCGCATAGACAACCGAGGACCGAACCATGTACGACAACCCAAAACACCGCAAGCTGAGAGAAAGAACGCTTCGCTTTGACCCGTACCACGACGAGCGGCTATGTCAGGTCGCGGCATCGCTTGGCCTTCAGCCGGCTGTGTTGGGGCGCGAATTGGTCGAGATGGGAGTGGAGCTGATGGGCGACAAGAACGTCAACGCTCTGGCGAAGAAACTGAAGTGCTCCAAGGCCGCGCTGATCCAGCAACTGGTGGCACAGGGCGCGCTTGAATTGAAGGCAATGCTCGAAGACAAAGAACGCCTAAGGGCCTAAATAGGAGATGGTGGCATGGCTAACAATGCCGTAACGGGGCGCAAGCCGCATGAAGCGGGCGAAGTCCCGGAAT